AATAACCGGGTTTAAGACCTGGTTAGATTCCACAGCAATTGGAAAGGTCTATGGTCAGGAATCCTGATCATCTATTCTTTCCTTTTGATTGATCTGTGGGGGTGTCAGATTGTCTGGCGTCCCTATGGACGTCAGAAGTAAGCAGCGTGGCTTGATTGCGACCCCCAAAATATTTGGAGGCACAATGAAAAGCAACGCAAGTGACCAAATGGAGTTCATACACAATGTCTATAAAGACGCGTGTATGAAGTGTATCGCTGATGTCTCCGATTTACGTGATCTGGAAACAATCAGATCACGGGTCAAACACGAAGGCATATCGTTTCTAACGATAACCCTTCCCCAATTTTGCCGAGACTTCGAAAGAAGCTTAGCAGATGGGATTATTGACTCAAATCTCTTTCGTAGTTTTCGAAAGAGAGGATCAATCCCTGCCTTTTTGCAAGGTATGATCAGTCAAGTGTTTGACTTGGAGTCAGGAAGGATTTACGATGAAACCACCATGCTCGGAAAGAGCAAAATGGAGTCGAGTGATTTTATTGTTTCTGTCGAATGCGTTAGGCAGATTTGCCTCGTATTCAAGAAACTTGAAATCGACTGCACCCCTAAAAGAGTGCAGTCTTCCCTCGACGAATTCACCGCAACTGAGCAATCTCTTCGTTTGTTTTCGCTGCCGGAAGCGGACTACGCTAAGTTTATTAGCGTATCTGCTGTGTTATGGGACAACATGGTTCGTACTCTTGTACTTACCGAGGCTATCCCGCATCACGGTCCCGGAGCTACTGCAGACAAACTTTCTGGAAACAGTAAGTACGTCTGGAGAAGGTGGCACGAGCGTCTCGAGCCTTATTTTCCTATTGTCGGTTCCGGTTATCCTTTGGGATTACCGGAAGACTCTCAGGAGCTCGAAGTTGTATCGCTGGTGCCGCCGGAACAAGAACAACCTGTAAGGGTTGTTACTGTTCCGAAAACGTTGAAGAGTCCCAGAATAATTGCAATTGAGCCCTGTTGTGTACAATATGCACAACAGGGCCTTCGTTCAGCTCTTTATCGGGCTGTCGAAGGTTCATGGTTGACAAGGGGTCACGTAAATTTTCGTGACCAGTCTATCAATCAAAGGCTCGCAATTAGTTCTTCGATCTCTGGTCAATTAGCAACGATTGATCTTTCTGATGCAAGTGACCGGGTTCCCCATGATCTTGCAATGGAGATGTTCCGCGCTAACCCTGATTTTCAGGGCGCTGTGGAAGCATGTAGATCGACTAGAGCAGAACTTCCAGATGGAACTGTAATAGCTCCTTTGATGAAGTTTGCTTCTATGGGTAGTGCTCTCTGTTTTCCAGTTGAGGCCATGTATTTCTACACTATTTGTGTAGTGGCTTTGCTGGATGCACAGAACCTTCCTGTGACGTTTCGAAACTGTTTTAAAGTTTCGAGGGACGTCCATGTCTATGGTGACGATATTATCGTTCCATCGACATATGCAACTACTGTTCTTGCTCACCTGCGAAAATACAATTGCAAGGTGAATACCAATAAGACTTTCGTTAGCGGAAGCTTTCGAGAGTCATGTGGTACTGATGCCTTCCGTGGTGAACTAGTAACACCAGTTTACCTACGTAAATTGCATCCTAAGAACAGGCAGCAGGCTGATAACCTAATTTCATGGACAGCCGCCGCTAACCAATTCTACAAGAATGGTTACTGGCGGACTGCTCAGTTCATGTACAAAGTACTTGAACGTATACTAGGGCCTTTGCCCTATGTATCTGAAACTAGTCCAGCTCTGGGCCGTATCTCATACTTGGGTTACCGTTCCGCTGAAAAGTGGAATCGTAACACCCAATGCTTTGAAATAAGAGCATGGGTTCCAAGCCCTGTTTATCGTACTGATAAATTAGAGGGATACGGTGCTTTGATGAAAAGCTTCACTAAGCTTGAGGATCTTGATGATCTCTCTCGCGCAGTTGATGCCAATCATCTTGAGCATTCTGCACTGCACGGCGCAGT